TCCAGCGTTAGGCGATATTGAAACGTTTATCAGAGAAAACACCGGGCTTGTTATGAAGTTCGCGTCAAGGTATTCAAGGCTAACCGGAGTTGATTTTGAGGATTTGGTGTCAGAAGGAATGATTGGACTTATGCTGGCATACACCAGATTCGACGAAAAGAAAGGATACACATTCTCAACATTTGGAGTCAGATATATTACAGGCTATATCCTTCTCTATCTCCGTAGCAACGGAAGGGCCATAAGAGTTCCTGCTGGTATCTTCGAGTTAGCAACAAAGATTTACAAAAACAGATGGGAAGATGAGTCTGCTGAGTTTATAGCGAGTGAACTGAATGTGCCGATTCAGTGGGTAGAAAGAGCATTAGTACATGCCGCACAACGAACAATGCCGTCACTAGATGCACCAGTTGAAGATACAGACATACCGCTTGGATTGCTGATCCCAGCAAAGGGAGATTACTCGGAAGTTCATGTAAGTGATTTCTTGAACACCCTTTCTCAGAAAGAAAAAGAGTATATAGAACTCATCTCTCTAGGATTCTCACAAAGGGAAGTAGCTGAGAAGTACGGCATATCACATCAAGCGGTAAATTCAAAAGTTAAAAGCGCACGAGCAAAGGCGAAGGCTTATTTCGGAATCTAACCAGTAAAGCACATACCGGCGTGACACTTTACATGCTCAAAACCGAACATATGTACTGTTTTGAAGCAAGGCGGTTGCCCTTACGGAGTAGGTACAGGCGGCCCAGGATGAATATTTAGGAGGGAACGGACATGTCAATAAATACAAAAACATTATGTACGCTGCTGGATCAAGCGGAAACGGTTGTATGGAGCATTAAAGATGGAGTAAGCACGATTTCTGATCGACATGTACTTGTTAGATTTAAGGGAATACCACGTGAAGTATTGTCGGTTTTGTATAGCATCTTCTTCCGCGTTCCAGAGGAAGGAAAGCCGCTTATGGCTGGTGAAGGCGAGATAAAAGAAGTGAACATTGGAACACTCCCTGATATCACAGAAGCGACTATGACGGGCAAGGTGACAGAGTATTTAAAGGAGTGCTCACCTTGGGATCGTGATGAAAAACTTTTAGCTAGAGTGATACAACTCGGAGATAGATATGTTCTGGTACAAGAAAAGTATGTGCAGCTGACGACAGATAGGAACGTTGTTGGTTTCAAAGAAGATGAAAGCCTGATTTTCCTAGGGGACGGGGAAATTTCCATCCTCCCCGTGCGAGTATTCGATGGTTCTGTGCAAATTGAAATGAGTGAAATTATTGAATATTTTGGCCAGTAAGGGAGGGAATAGAGTGAACAACCTATTCCATGACTATATGGGCAAAGCCCAAGGGGAGAGAACGGAATGTTAGGACAAGCGCATGAGCTAAAAACATGGTACGTCGAAAATGATGCAAATGAAAATATAGATGCAGCAATCAACCGTGTTCTTGAATTGTTAGGTGATCGCGAAGTGGTGTCTATCAATTATCAAAAGTCACAAAATGTAGATTCGGCATTGATTATCTATAAATTGGCTGTAATTGGGATTAATTCGGATTCGGCACGGTAGATGTAGTCACCATGCAAGTTGTAGAAGTTTTCGACTTTGCAGATTAAGGGCCTTCGGGCCCTCTAAGGGGAGATAAGGGATGTTACGAATTTATAGAACCTATGCGGATACGGAGGTTTCTGCATTAGCAACGGAAATAGAATGTCCTCATTGTGGGGCAACATGGATGGAAAATGACGTAGACGAGTGCGGAAAAACATTTATCTTAACCTGTGAAAATGAAGAATGTGAGAAGCAATTTGAAATGCATTTTGACGCTAGTTAAGGGCTACGGCCCTCTATGGGAGGTAACATGCTAGTCAAATATACAAGATTGCATAACAACTATGACTTTGTATTTAACGCCACGTACGAGGCCCAATTATACAAAGCAGGTTGGTTGCTAATAAACGGTCAGCTATATCGTGCGGATTGTTTTGAAATAGTCTAAGGGGGATAACGGGATGAACATAAAATACGTAGCTTCAGCACTTGTAGAGACAACACATGCTTTTAACTGCTCTTTTGATACGGCATGGAAAAAATATACGCACCCGGCTATTACAGAAAGGTTCACTTTTGAAGAAGTTATGAAACAAATTAAAGGGGAGTGAACGGAATGAAACTGAGCGCTGATGCGATCGAGGAAATTTGGGATAAAGCCGATTGTTCAAGGGGAGACGAGGCATATCTGAGAGACGATGTATTTGACCTCATCAATGATTTAAAAGAGGCTCGGGAAGAAACAGAACAGTGGAGAAAGAGACTTAACGACATGCTTGATACTTTATCAGCCAGTCTTGAGCAGCCAATTAAGGATGGTGAACAGAATGAATAAGCTAACGGACGATAGATTTAAAGAGTTAAAAACATTGCATATAGCTTCAAAACCGGAGTTGTCAAAGTTTAAAGAAAACGTGGCAGCGGTTATCAGAAAGAAAGATTTTCATAGATTGGCTGTTTGTTATGAAAGTGTTATGTGCGCTTTCGACAGCTATGACGAAGTGATCGATGATTTACTGGATGGGGTGGAGGAAGCGAGGGAAGAAGTAGAAGGGTTGAAAGTAGTCAATAGATCACAATCTCGATATACGGAAGAGGTGCAGTCAAGAGCACACCACTACCAAGTGATATCTGAAAAGTTGCAATGGCAACTCCAAGACGCACTAAACACGCTGCAAGAAGTGACACAGAAATCTTTACTATACAGCGCTCAAAAAGCAGCTAGTGAGGCCATACAACGCATACAGGAGGGGACAACCAATGGAATCAGTAAAGGCTAGTTATAAAAACGTAGCGACACACGATTTGTTAGACGCATATAGAGATGCAACAAGGTATCTGAAGCCAAAAGAACGATACGACATCACGATAAGCATTAAGAAATCGAAGCCAAAGAAGGAGGGGAAGCAGTCATGAAGAAAACGTTCAAACTTTGCTTCTATGGAATTGAAGAATCAGATGAATTTGACGCTACTGGAATGACAGATGAAGAAGTAGAGAGAGAATTGGTGCAATGGGTGCTTGATCGCGTGGATCACTGGATCGAGGATGAGGAGGAAACAGAGTCATGATTAAGAGATTTACAAAGAGATTCAGACAATCTGAAGATAGAGGACTCTTCCACAATTCACGTGAAGATGTGGCGTCCTTAGCAAAGTTTTGCAATGAACTTGCTGACAAGGTAAATGAACTGACAGATAAGGTGAATGAACTGGATAAATCGAGGGATGGAGGTACAGAGTCATGACATATCAGATGGGTGATAGCATCCAATTGGTCAGGACATTAATACAGTTTGAAGGTAATTATACGTTGAACTTTACGAACCATGAACTATTGGGTGGAGTTAGTTTCACTGGCATTCATAACGTAACCAAAAACAGAGCGAGTTTTGTATTGGATAAAGAAATGGTCGAATCGTTAAAAGCGGCAAAATCAATCGAAGAAGTGATTGAAATTTACAGAGAGATAGGTTTCTTCACTGAGTCAGGAGGTACAGGGGAATGAAGAACAGATTCATAATTGAGGTGACCGAGGACGGGTTTACAGAAACGTTGGTGTACGAAGGGAAGACATATGTCAAACGTTATGTAAAGACCGAACGCGGATATGACGGCTATGACCGGGCATGGGACGAAGAAAAAGAGCTCCAAGACAATTTTGATTTGATCGATTCGTTAGAGGAACGAGATCCACTATATATCATGGATGCATTGGTAGGAGGTGCAGGGGATGAGTAAACAAGAGTGTCCAAATGGATGCGGAAAATTAGTCAGTGATCGTAAGAAAGATGTGGAGTTTGAAGATTTAGACGGTAACGCAATTCGGCTAACTATACAAGCTATTTGGTGTCCAAAGTGTTTATATAGAGAAGTTTATGATGTATGAAAGGGGATTAGGGGATGAGTAAACAATGGTTTGAGATCAGAGAAGTTCAGGATTTCATAGAGGTAGTGAGAATGAACTCAGCAGGTGCATTCATCACACTAAAATGGGAGTTAATCATAGAGCCTAAGCACAATGTGTACATCATCTTGGACAATATAGTATCTCCCATGGATTTGAAAGTGAAGTTGCTGACATGGCTATCTAGACCTAGCTGCAAGGGTGTAAACGACACTGCACAGAGATTAATAAGAACCATCATTAATGTGTACCTAGGCACAGAATTCTCAAAGGATGACATGAGAACGATATATGCGCATTTAGGATGCAGGGAAGACAAGCAATTGTGTGTGAAATTCATCGAATCAGGATATGACATGTCAGTGCTGGGGGAGGGCATAGGGGATGAGTAAGCGCGATCCATACGAAGTGAAACAGAAATGCGGCCGCTGCACAAGAGAACGATACGAGCTGATCAAATGGGAAGATAAATACGTATGCAACAACTGCTGGAACTACCTATACAAGAAGAGTAAGGAAGGTGGTAGGGGATGAGTAGACCAATACGCTTTAGAGGCTGGGACACAGTTCATAAAAACATGACAATGGATATTCAAGATGATTACAGTGTGGGTGAATGGGCAAAAGACCCGAGGTTCGTGCTGATGCAGTTTACAGGACTGTGTGATCGCAACGGCAAGGAGATATATGAGGGAGATATACTCAAAACAAGTTGGTACAACGAACCGTTAGAAGTTACTTATTTAGAACATGAATTCATTTTGAAGGTTCGAGGAATGGTCAACTACAACTATGTAGGTTTCGACAACTTCGATAATTCACAAGACTTTGAAGTCATAGGCAACATATACGAGAATCCAGTGCTGCTGAAAGGAGAAGGGGAAGATGAGTAAACATATCATCAAGTTCCGAGGGCAGCCAATTGAAGACTACGGAGACATCAACTGGTTCTACGGCAGCGCAATATTGGATTATGAAGAGGAGCTAGCATATATTGATGCACCAGGACAAGGTATCGTCCCTGTCGTATGGGAGTCTGTTGGGCAATATACAGGCAAAAACGACACTGAAGGTACAGAAATTTATGATGAAGACTGCCTATATGCTCCAGGCAATCTAACAGATGAACTACAGTATGTCGGTGTGGTCGTTTGGGATAAAGAAGATGCTAGGTGGGAAGTCAAAAACATGCACGGAAGATATGAATGGATACCGGATGGATGTGTTGTTCGTGGCTCTCTTCATGACGTGCTGAAAGGAGATAGTAAGGATGAATGATATAAAACGTGTCATGCAGCAGATAGAAGAAATACAGGGAGATTGGGACGGGAAATGCTCATGTACAGAATGCTACTGGAATATGTATCACCCGCATAAAAGAGAGGACAGGCGAGAGTGTGTGTCGGAGAGCCTTGCAGATACAAAGATGATACCCAACAGTGATAAATGCCCATCTTACTGGTCATATGCAGAAGCATGCGGGGTATCAAAGGGAGGAGATAGTAAGGATGCCTAAGAAGAAAACGGACATAGAAGGATGGCGGAAAGTCATACAGGACATGCCCCTTCAAACAATGCACGGGGAAATTAATAATGAAACTAAACTAGCTGCCCAGTTGGCACACATGAATTGTGAATACCAATCACTAAAATCAATGTTCCTAAGGATGCGTGAAGAGTGTGGAGCCGAGAAGAAACGAGCGGCTGCAGCAGAAGAACGGGAACATAAAATAAAAGACGTACTGGAAGATATCATATATGCATCTACCTATTCAACGGATGTTACTTTCGAGGAAATCGGCAAAGCGAAAGAGATATGCAAATCTATCTACGGAGAACTGAGCTATGAAAAAGGTAACAGCTAAGACACATTGGGTATGGACGTCTCTTGCAGAAGAGACTTGGGACAACCGGTATAAAGGGCAGCAGCGAGTTTCCGGCCAACCGATACGAGGCGAGGCGGAAGAGTCTAGGGAAGTAGAACCAGCTTGGCTGCTGAGAGGTTATGTGATAGACGCTAGTGATTATATTGCTGAGGACGGGCAAATGGACTTATACGAGCTATTGGAGGGATGAGAATGAGACAACTCTCAATGTTCAAACTGGATGAGAAGGAGACATGGCGGCGCGTTGAGGAACGGTTGGAATCAGCTAGATTATATAAGCGCTTTGGATTCATACGCCGCGAGGCAAAGGTTACGGCGGTTTACAGCGACATGCCTAGAAGCAATACAAATGTTACCTCAGACCAGACCGCAGATATAGCAATGCACAACGTAGACCGTGAAGAAGAGATACAAAGAGAGTATGAACAGACTATGCGTGCGGTCGGGAGGCTGGCTAGACGGCAGCGTCTTATCATTGAAAAAAGATACCTGGAAGATGAGTACGTAACAGATGTTAGCGTATATACGGACCTATACATGTCGGAACGCAGTTTTTACTACGCCAAGTCCAAAGCGATATACCGGTTAGCTTTCGCGCTACGGCTTGAGGCATTTGAAGAGGACAAGCAAGCGAAAACTAAGGACTGCGGATAAAAACGTTGCAGACTTTTTGCAGGATTCTTGCAGGTCATTAGGTAAAATCCAATGTAAGATAGTAACATAGACGCAAAGGGAAACACGAACATGCGCGGGTAACAACTCCGGGTACGGACGCAGAATGTAGCGATATACCGTACACTTCCGGTGGAAACCGCGCAGCGTCTCTAATATGACACGGTGGCGGAATAGGTAGACGCACAACTGATTGAAAAGGGCAATAATGGACATGGTAAGGGTGCCGCCCGCTATCAGACCGCCCATGTCATGCAAGGTTCAAATCCTTGCCCGTGTCCTTATAAGCGGATGTAACTCAGATGGTGAGAGTGCAGTTCTTATACAGCTGTGGTCGCAGGTTCGAGTCCTGCCATCCGTATTGACTTGTTATTTATAACCTTCCTCCATAGCCGCTCTTTAACAGGGGCGGCACTTTTACATTGTGTCATGATCCATCATTATGTATATTTACTAGTGGATCAGCAATTTAAAAAGGGGAATATATTATGAGTAAGAGAGCAGAAAGAATAGCAATAGTCATTGTGGTTTCATCTCTAATAATAACTAATTCAGTTTTCTTGATTTGGTTGCTAGATCAAATGAAAATGGAACTATTGGTAAATATCTTTTTATCTATAATCACCGGGCTCCTAACAGGTGCGGCGGTAACTGTGTACTATCGAAAAAGAGATGAAGAAATACAGTTCAGGAACCAGTTGAACTTTGATAAGCAAACTATGTCCAGGTATATTGACATTGTTCTTTTTGAATTGTCAGAGTTAATGACGAATGGATCGAGAGACACAAAGGTTCTAAGACGGATGTTAGTTGATCCGCCGCGGTTTCTTAGTTTTGATCCAAGTAAGCTTAAAGAAGAGTGTGGAACAGCAACAAGGGACATTTATAACGAATTAGATAATCTACTAGAGTACTTGGAGAATAAAGAACCTGAAGAACAGTTTGAAATGCAAAAGATAAAGTACATTATCATTGAGGGAAATCTAAGAGAAAAACAAACCAAAATATTAAAAATTCAAATGAAGTAGCGGAAGTCGCAGATAATCAGCGGCTTTTTTCATAGGAGGAAATACCTTCCTTATGTCGAAGTATGACGAGATGGGAGGTGGAGAAGGTGAGTATAGGTATCTCGAAAACAAGAGTAGAGAACTTATTGAGAAGCAATGGTGTTAACGATGAGGATATTATAGAAGCAGTTGCAAGAGTAATAAACAAAAACAATCAAGAATTAGAACGCGATGTTAAACGCATGATTGATGATGCAATAAGACATATACGTTAATAATTGAGTTTGTCATTCTTTATCTGCCGGTATCAGCACCGGCTTTTTATTTTATAGGGGGAGAAACGGGCATGAGCGATATACAACCTTCGAATGTGACCAAGTTAATGAAAGGAACATTCCTTACTGTTGAAGAAGCTGCATGTTCCATTTCAGCACTTATGAAAAGTATCAATTTATCAGATAAGGAGCGACAAATATGCAAAAATACACAATAGCAAGTATTGACGATACCTCATTTGCAGCCAAACGGATATCAGCTAGATATATAGTTGAAGATCCTGCAGCAATTGAAGATAAGGAAACAATACGCGGTATCATTCATGAGCAGCTAGAAGAATTAAAGAAGCATGCAGGCAAGACATTCGAAATTGTGCATATGTACTTTTACAGTTCGGCAGCTCAAGAAACCAGTGGATTACCATTCTGTCGGGCACAGTGGATTGCACCAACATGCAAGTCAAAGCCTGACAAGATAAGTCACAACGAATACATGCAAGGCATCTACATTGAATGGGATGAGATGTATGAGCATGGAGGGTGAAACAAATGAAATGGATCATTGTAAGGATATATAACGATTACGAAGTTGCTGTCGAAGAATTTGAAACATATGACGAAGCAAAGGCAGAATATGATTCGCGGAATAATGAGAATAGCCTGTTTGAGAAAATGTATCTTGCGAAAATTGAGGATAGCTCTGAACCAGGTCGCCAATAGGCGGCTTTTTATTATGTCCAGAAAGGGATTGATACAAATGAATCCAGTAATAGAGAACAACTTTAAGTATCACGCACCAAAGGAAGGGCAACCGGAAAAGTACAATACTATCCGAGAGAAGGCAAAAGAATTGGCGAACGTGATTGAGGAACTGTGTCCAAACAGCCGCGAGAAATCATTAGCAATGACCAACCTTGAACAAGCCATGATGTGGGCTAACGCCTCTATCGCACGTAACGAGTAGCTACAAAACAACACTAACCAATTAATGGAGGTGGTGATGATGACCTAATGGCTAGAGCAAGAGACCCGAGCCGTGATAAAGCATTCGAGATATGGAAGCAAGCAAATGGCGATATCAAGTTAAAGGACATTGCTGAACAACTTGGTATATCTGAGGGAACGGTTAGAGGGTGGAAGAACAAGGACAAGTGGGAAGCATCCAATAACAACAACAATGAATCAGAACAACTCGGCAGGGATGCAGAAGAGGATGAGTTATACGACATTGCGGTGAGCGTAATTGTAGCAGCTGAAGCAGCTTCAACTAGTCTCCTTCAACGACGACTTAGGATTGGGTATTCGCGTGCCGCACGACTGATTGAGCGAATGGAACAAAAAGGTGTAGTTGGTGAGTACAAGGAAAACGAACCAAGGGAAGTGTTACTGAAAGAAGCACCAGCACCTACACCTAGGAAGGCAGATGCTCCTTTCAAGAATACGGAACGTTCCAATCATACAGAACGGAACGCTCCAAAAACAATCAAAGTTACGGAACGATCCATTAAGGTTGAAGATTATGAGGAACAATCAATAGAAGTTGATAACGAAGATGGCTCACTGACAGATAAGCAAAGGATATTTGTTATTGAGTACCTTCGAGACTTCAATGCAACACGCTCAGCTATCGCCGCTGGATACAGTAAGAAGACCGCTCATGTGATTGGGTGGGAGAACCTAAGGAAACCTAACATACAAGCTGAAATTAAGCGTCACAAGGAAGCTATGGTTGAAGAGCTTGGCGTTGGTGTCCAACGGATCATTGCTGAGTATATGAAGATTGCATTTGCCGACATCTCTGAATACGTAGAATTTGGACGACAGGATGTACCTATGCTCAATGGTGAAGGGGAACCGATGCTTGACCCAGAGACAGGCGAACAGATGATGTTTAAACAAAACTTTGTCGCATTCAAAAACAGTGACGAGATAGATGGGACATTAATCAGCGAGGTCAAGCAGGGCAAGGATGGAGTCAGCATCAAACTGCACGATAAGATGAAGGCACTTGAAAAGCTTGAAAAATACGTAGGATTTATGTCTGAAGAGCAACGCTTGAAACTTGAAAAAGCAAAGTTGGAAGTGGCGCAGTTACGTGGTGATGGTGAAGGTGATGCCCATGAACAAGGTGCTGGATATGCCGAGGCGCTTAATGCGCAGGCTGCAGATGTATTTGCGGACGAGGTGAACGAAGATGAGGAAGCGTAAGCGAACCACCTCATTTAAGTTTAAACCATTCAGCCGGAAGCAGAAAAAGCTACTCATGTGGTGGACGAATGCAAGCCCGTACCGGGACTACGATATGGTTATTGCCGAGGGAGCTATCCGGTCAGGGAAAACCATTGCCTGCATTGATTCATTCATCACGTGGTCGCTAGACAAGCATCGGCATCAGAATTTCATCATAGCTGGGAAATCGATGGGCGCCCTAAAGCGTAACGTACTGGAACCAATGTTTCAGATATTGACTGCCAAAGGAATCGCCTATCATTACCATCGTTCCGAAAACCCGCATATCATTATCGGTACCAACACTTATTACCTATTCGGCGCAAACAATGAAGCGAGTCAGGATACATTGCAGGGTTTGACGGCAGCAGGTGCTTACCTGGATGAAGTAGCCCTATTTCCTCAATCATTTGTTGATCAGGCTATTGGCCGTTGTTCCGCTGAAACAGATGGTAATGGAGCCAAAGTGTTCTTTAACTGCAACCCCGGCGGCCCTTATCATTGGTTCAAGCTAGAGTACATCGATAAAGCCAAAGAGAAGAAGATCCTTGTATTACACTTCACTATGGATGACAACCTTTCATTGTCTGAGAAAGTTAAGGAACGCTTCCGGCGTATGTTCTCCGGCGTGTTCTTTAAACGGTACATCCTTGGCTTATGGGTGATGGCTGAAGGCGTTATCTATGACATGTTCAACAAGGATACGCATGTCGTCCCTACGATAGACCGTAGATACACTCAGTATTATGTTAGCTGTGACTACGGTACGCAGAACCCGACGACATTCGGCCTATGGGGGCGATGTGATGGCGTGTGGTACAAGGTTAAGGAGTATCATTACGATGGTCGCAAGAAGAGCCGTCAGAAGACGGATGAAGAGTATTGCGATGATCTCATAGAGTTCGTTGGAAAGCTGTCGCTTAATGGGGTGATCATTGACCCTTCGGCGGCTTCTTTTATTGCTGCCATAAAGAAGCGCGGGGGCTTCCGTGTAATCAAGGCAGACAATGATGTGGTGGATGGCATACGGGATGTAGCTTCGGCGCTTGTCGAGGGATTGATTAAATACAATGATTGCTGCCAGGAAACGTTGCGGGAGTTCTCAAGCTATGTATGGGATGAGAAGGCAGCAGCAAGGGGAGAAGACAAACCAGTCAAGGAAAATGACCACCAAATGGACGGAGATCGGTATTTCGTTCGTGGTGTGGTCAAACGTAAAGGTGGCGTATACTTCCCGGATGCTTTTTAAGAAAGGAGGATGCACTTGTTTTTTCAGTTTGGGGATGAAATGAAGAATATCGAGACAATTTTGAAAGATGGAGCCATGAGCGCAGCTATTCTTCCTGACATCATTCAGATAGAAATAGGCGACTGGAAGAAATCAAAGAAACGCGAATGGATGATTACTGGTGAAAACTACTATAAGAATGAAACAGACATCCTTGAACGTGTACGCACTGCTATAGGTGCAAGTGGAGCTAAAGAACAGGTTGGTAACTTAGCTAACAATAAGCTTCCAAATGCGTTCACTCGAAAGCTTGTTGATCAGAAGGTAGGTTATTTGCTTGGCAAGCCAATAAGCATTCAGACAAAAAACGAAGGCTATCATGAAATGCTTACTGACATCTTCAATGATGCTATGATGCGTCGTATACAATCAATTGGTGAAGAGGCAATCAACAAAGGGATTGCTTGGTTACATCCGTACTACGACGAAACAGGCATGCTTTGCTTCAAGAAAATGAAGTCTGAAGAAATGATCCCGATTTGGAAAGATGATGAACATACTGAGTTACAAGCAATAATAAGGGTTTATGATGTGATCGTTTTCGAGGGATTGAAACGGACGACTGTTTCTAAGGTAGAGTGGTGGGACACCGAGGGGGTACGACGTTATGTTGTTCAGAATGGCCTTATACCGGATGTAGAAGCCGGAGATGAAAGCAGTCATTTCACCTTTGTATCAAATGGACAAGAAACTCCAATGAATTGGGAACGTGTTCCGTTCATTGCATGGAAATACAATTCACGAGAACAACCGCTTGTCGAGATCATCAAAAATCTAGTAGATGATTACGATGAGAAGAAGAGTGATAACAGCAACAACCTTGAAGATTTGCCGAATAGTATTTATGTAGTCAAAAACTACGATGGTACAAGTCCATCTGAGTTTAGAAAAAACATATCGA